ACAAGTTTACCGTCTTTATAATCATATCCTGCTACCTTACCAGAGCCACCACCAGCGCCATGCCACAAGCCTTTTTTAAGTCTTTGTTCTCTACCCATTATCATGCGTTCTTTGATGTTCTCACGCTCTAATTGAGCGAATACAGATAGCATACCGACCATTGCTCGACCAAATGGGGTAGATGTATCAAATGATTCCGATAAGCTAATAAGCGGCACGTCATTCTTCAAAAACTTTTCTTCGATTAGGTACAGCGTATCTTTTTGCGATCTACTCAATCTATCCAACTTGTAAATCAATATGTTAGATATTTTACCCTGTTCAACTTCTTTGATTAACAACTCCAGTGCTGGTCTCTTGGTATTAGAGCCACTATAACCAGCATCAGTAAATACTTTGATATTACCGAACCCTTTAGCTTTAGCATACGCTCGTAGCTTTTCCTCTTGACCTGTAATGCTATATCCAGTAGTCGCCTGTTCTTGCGTAGATACTCTTAAATACAATGCAGTTTTCAAGTTTATTCCTCCTTATTTTTATTGGAGTCCTTAACTGCTTTCACACCTTTATATCCTAAATATAAACCAGGTGTCCAAACAATAGCAGTCGTTTTAAGTCCAGCACCCATCATAGATTTACCAACTTTTTGCATACTCTCACCAGTTTTTTGCATTTTCATTGCGTTCTCGTATATTTTGAGTTGCTTTTTAGTAGGATATTGATTTCTAATTATTTGTGTAATCAATGCTTCTATCTTGTAACTAACAAAGTCTATGTGCCTTTGACTCTTTGATTCATTTAATTCAAGTATATATTTATCTAATATTAGTAAATCACTTTCTATTAATGGGTTCATTTTAATTTTTGTTAGATCAGTTTCTACATAATCGATATTATGTTCCGCCTTTAATTTATCAATTACCTTTTTACGTTTGAATTTTTCTTCTTTTTCTGCCTCAGTCATATTAGATAGTTCTTGTAATATTTCTTTCTTTTCAGCGGTACTCTTTTTCTTGTAAATTTTGTAATCTTCTTTACTCAATAAATTTTTGTACATTGGTTCTAAAAGGTTTTTCTCTTTAAAATTTAACATTGCCATAATAATCTACTCCCTTATATTTTTTATTATATTTATATTAAGCACCACCGAAGTGATGCTATTTCCCTTGTTGTGATTTCAAAAACTTCACATATTCTAATACTTTTTGCATTTCATCTTCGTCTAGGTCACTTACTTCGCCATCAAGATGTGCTGCGATCGTAGTTGGTTGATATTCCTCTTCAAAACCTAACAAATATTCAGGGGTAACCTTTAGAACCCTTGCGAAGTCATCTGCTTTATTTAAAGGGAACTCACGACTTTCATTCAAGTATCTTGAAATAGTAGACTTTGCCATACCCGTTCTTCTTGCTAATTCACTAAGCGATAGGTTTCTATCATTCATAAGGCTTTTGATAATAGCTACAATTTCTTTGTTTTCTCTCATAAAAGGTTATCCTTTCTATTTTTCGTTTCCTAATAGGAACAATTTAAGTATATCAAACGTTCCCAAAAAGCACAAGAAAAATAAAAAAATAAAATATTTGTTTATATAGGAAGAAACGTGGTATTTATAATGTATTTCAAAAAAATCGGGAACAAAGTGTTGACATAAGGGAACATACTTGCGATAATAAAGTTGTTCCTAAACGGAAACGACAACAGAAACGAGGTGACACCTGTGAAGTTAGATTTAGAATTACTCAAACAAGCAAGATTAGACAAAGGTTATACGCAAGATGATATGACAAAGCTATTAGAATGGAAGTCGAGATCAATGTACGCTAAAAGAGAAAATGGTCAAGTTTCTATGGGAGCAGACGAACTAATAGCAATCGCAAGAATACTTGGATACAAAAAAAGTGAAGTGGGAATATTTTTTAAATAAAACGTTCCCGAAATGGAACGATAGGAGGGAAAATACTTGAAATCTTTAGAAGATATTAATGATGTAGCTATTCTGGAAAATGGTTTGTTCGAAGTTCATAGGGACGGAACAATTTATAGGAATACAAAAAAAGGTAAGGTTTTATGTTCTCAATATAAAACAGCTAGAAACAGACGATATTTAGCAGTAAGTGCAACTATTAATAAAAAACAAAAACATTTTTATGTACACAGATTATTAGCACAAGCATTTATTCCTAACCCTTTAAACAAACCTCAAGTTAATCATAAAGACGGTAACCCTTCGAATAACGATTTAAATAATCTTGAGTGGGTTACAGCAAGCGAAAACGTACAACACGCCTATGATACAGGGTTAAATAAACCATTAAGTGAATATGGTAGTAAATGCAAAATGTGTGATGAATTAACAGCATCAAAGAACCGATTTTGTTATGAATGTAAAAAAACACTGCAGAGAGAACTAACAGAAAGTTCAAGAAGAATCGATATATCAACGATGTATTTAAATCTGAACCCTGAACACCTTACTAAAACACAAAGAAAAATATATGAACTAAGAAAGAATTTTCTAACCGTCAAAGAAATTTCTCAAATGTTAGGAATATCAAGACAAGCAGTTGATTGTTCCATAAAAAACGGAATAAACAGAGATCGTTGGAAGAAGAATAAGATTGCTGAAAATAAATATAAAAGTTCTTACACACATTTAAGAGGGAACAAGTTATGGAATTTAAGAAAATCTAATGGTATTGGTCAAGAAGAAATGGCTGATTTGCTCGACATGACAAAGGTTACCTACATGAAAAAAGAGAAAGATTTTTCTTTATTCAAACTTTCTGAAGTGTATGAAATTTGCGAGTTTTTTGATTGTGATTTAAATGAAATATTTGGCAAGGAGTGATTACCATGAAAGATTACAAAGTCGAATGTTTTCGTAAAGACGGCACACCGTTTGAAACGAAAGGGTTTGTCGTAACAGATAAAGAAATCATCGAGCAAGTGTTACTAATCTGGAATACAAGGAGGGATAAGAAATGAAATACGTCACATTAACAATGTTCTTAGTATTAGAGTTCTTCATTATTGCAGCGTTTAGCGTAACGCCGTTTGAACATTCGTTCCTATTCTGGCTACTAACAGTTCTGTTATTCGAAGCATGGGATCAAGTAAAGGAAATGGAGGAAGAGTAGATGAATAAAAAAAATATATATCAAGAAATTCAACAAAAAGCATTTGAATTAGGAAATGAAAACACTGTAATTACTTATGAAAACAAAGGTAATAACCAACACGAAATCGTTATCAAATACGAAGAAGTAATTGAATACGATGTTAAAGATTATGTTATTAAAGAACAATAAAACTCCAACTGTTAGCAGACAGAAGGAGTAAATGAAATTAGAAATATTATGTAAATCAACAATACAACTAAATATAGGAGGACGTCAAGTATGGATAAAACAAGACTTGTAAATCTAGCGACTGATTTAATTATTAAACAGATATATTCAGATTTGGAATGTCATATATCAACATGGCTTTTTGATGATGACACATTTTCAATTCAACTTACTCATTCAGATGACAGATACGAGCATGGAAACGAAACACTAAGAATATATGAATGGCAAAGTGATGAACAAATATTATCAACATTCGAACAAATGAAAGGTGTATTAGATGACGAAAGGTTGATTACGAATGAGTGAAACACGCAAAGAAACCATCACATATCTAATCAAAGATAAAGACAAATATTTATGGGTGACGAACAAACCAACAAGCAACGTACCAACTATCAAGTATTCGACATATAAAGGCGATGCACGAGCGTTTACAGGCTTAGAGGACTTATCTATCGACTTAACAAATCATAGCGTTATAAAGCACGTACACGTCGATATAGACATAGAGGAGGAAATAGAAATTGAGTGAGAAATTAAACTTATTTCAAAAAATAGCTGATGTGAAAGCTAACATTGACGGGTTCACTAAAGATACCAAAGGTTACAACTATTCATATGTTAGCGGATCACAAGTATTACACAGCATTAGAAACAAGATGGAAGAACACAATCTATTGTTTGTACCTCACATCAAAAATGCGAGTTATCAAGAAATAGAAGTAATGGTCAAAGGACAAAAGAAACCGAACATCTTAGTATCACTAGATTTAATTTATACGTGGATAGATGCAGATAACCCGACTGACAGGTTCGAAATACCATTCTACGCAATAGGACATCAAGATGACGCCAGCAAGGCACTAGGTACAGCACTAACTTATTCAGAGAGATATTTATTGATGAAACAGTTCAACATACCAACTGATGAAGATGACGCAGACGCAAAACAAAAACGTGAAACATACGCACCTAAAGCTAGACCAGAACAAATCAAAGACTTAAAAGACAAAATCAAGCAAGCAGTAGAAATTGGTGGCGATGATGCAACTGAACAAAAAGTTATGCAATGGTTAAAAATTAGCGATTACGACACAGTAACGGAGGCACAAATTAACCCGATGATTAAGCGATTGAATGACTTAATCAGTAGTAAGCGAGGTGGTAAGTGATGACGAGTAATAGAAACTATATAGCATCTATAATCACTAAATTTAGTGGTCAAAGTAATGTTATTCCAATACCAGTAATCTATTTAGAAATAACTAAAGATTATCCGACTGCTGCTTTATTAAATCAAATGGTTTATTGGTCTGACAGAACAAAAAGAAGTGATGGATACTTTTACAAATCATATAAAGAGTGGGAAGAAGAATTGCATTTATCGAAGTATCAAGTCAGAAGATCTACCGATAAATTAAAAGAGTTAAATATAGTCGATACAGCACTTAAAAAAGCTAATGGCGCACCAACTTTACACTACAAAATTGACTTGAACACGCTACAAGACTGGATAGTTAAGAAACTTAACAATGGAAAGTTAAGAAACTTAACAATGGATAGTGAAGAAACTAGCAAATCCTTAACAGAGATTACTACAGAGATTACTACAGAGAATATTAATATGTCAGATGAATCTGACGCAACACCTTATAAAACCATTATTGAACACCTTAATAAGAAA